CAGACTACACATACATGTGTCTCATTCATAGTGCCTCCAATTTTGCCTGATATGCCTGTGCATGACGTTGTTCGATTTTAGCCAGAGCAGCGAATCGTTTTTCAGCCATGGCTAATACTGCCTTAAATTCTTCGGCATGTTCAATTGATTCCTCGATTTGTTCTTGGAACTCTTGAACTGCTGTATGTCCTTCTTGTGCGGCTTGTTCTTTGAATATTGGATACATGGTGGTAAACTCATAGGTTTCACCTTCAATGGCCATTTCCAGACATTGCTTGGTGGTGGGTTTGCCAATCAGCAAGTCCAGATGACCCCAGGCATGCTGTAGTTCTTGATCTGCAGTGTGTTCAAAGTGACTAGCAACTTCCTCAAAGCCTTCGGCTCGAGCAATGCGAGCAAAGTAACGATACTTGATATGTGCCTGGCTTTCACCGGCCAGGGCGGCTTCTAAATTCTTGATTGTAATAGACATGATATGCTTTCAAAGAAGCGGGGATCGCTCCCCGCTGTTTTTACAATTTTTGACCTGGCATAGGACCGCGGCCCTGTAGCCAATCAACATCTTCGTCAGTCATTGGAATCCAGTTCATCATATCAACCTCTGCTTTTGAATGCGAGCGTTGTATTGACGTTCTAGTTCTTCCACCTGCTGGTTGGTTTGAGGGTTGTGTGCTAGGATGTATTCTTCCAACGGCGAGCGATCGAGGAATACTTCTCGAACAAACTCCTTAATGGCCGTTAGTAAGTTCATCATACTGCTCCTCTGTAGATTGTACAACCTTGCTACTCTTGGTCTTGATAGGTACTTTTTTAGCCTTCTTTTCCTCGGGAACAAACTTGTCCAGAGCAATTTTAAGCATACCATTGAAGAGTTCGGCATTCTTAACTTCGAACTGGTCGCCAATGGCCCAGCTGCGAGTAAATGCACGATTAGCAATGCCTTTAAATAAGAAGTTGTCTTCTGCATCGGCATTCTGTACGTTGCCTTTGACAATCAGCTTGCCGCCATCGATGGTGATGTCGATTTCGTTTTCGGCGAAACCAGCCACTGCCAATTCAATGGTGTAGTGATTGTCATCGTTCTTACGAACGTTGAACGGAGGATAGTTGGGGATGTTCTTGGTCAGTTCGTCGTGCATGGACTGGAACTTGTCGAACGTCTCGTCAAAGCCGATGAAAAATTTATCAAAGTCCTTGAACTGTTCACCAAAAACGGCGGGGATGAATTTATGTACCATGTTTTTGCTCCTTTTAAGCGAGTAAAGTTAAAATGCTATCCCGAAGGCATAGCAGGGTTCCAGCTTACCGAATACTGGGACACCATATCGTTGTGCCGGTTTTAAGACGCTCCTAAGGTAGGGGAGACCTTTTCCCATCCCGGGGAAATTAATGCACAGGACCTTCGTCTTCGTCCTTGTTGATCACATCTTCGAGATCCCGACTTAGTTTGGCGCGGCGATCGTCATTGCGTTGATCTGGTGGTACCTGAGGTAGGCTTTGTTCCCTGATCTTTTCAATCAGCGGGGCAACTGCCTCATAGGGTTGTTTGGCCAGAGCCAAAAGAATTGCGTTCACTTCATTGATGGTGAGATTGATGTCAATCATGATTGTTCCTTATATCCTCGTTTTTTACCAATATTGTATTTTGCCTGGAGATTCCATTGATTCTTTTCATCAAAGTTGAGGATTTTGATCTGACTCAATGGTGCCTGGTCCAGGTATTTATCCTGGTCGATCACTACAACCAGACCCCAATCTGCCAAAAGTTTGGCAATGCTGTTGCGACGCTGAATGTCATTGCGACTCAAATCAGCCTGCTTGCCATCGAGGGCAAACAGCTCTTTGAAGTGCACAATGAAGTAGTGACCTTGTTTGTGGAGAATGTGACAGCTCTGAAACAGAGTGTTATCCCTGCGACTGGCTACACCGATGCGTGTCAATGTTTCCCGCACCTTGAGAAAGTCGTCGGGCTGCGCCAGCTTTACTTCCAATGGACTGTACTCAAATGGTAGGTCCAAATTAAAAAAATCAGTTGTCATGATTTACCGCCTCGGTTCATTTTCTTTTTTATTATATCCAGCTGAGCGTCTGTCAACAGAGGGAGTACCTGACGGGCTTTGTCGATGCTGTAGCCATAGTATTCTTGAATCGTTGATAACACTTCAACCGTTTCGGGTTTCAACCACTTGTTGTATCTTTTACGTGGTCTAACGGTATTTATAAGAAAATCAAATTGAAGGCGTTTTTCCAGATGCGGGCGAGCATTCATTTCGTTGGCATAGATCACGGTGTCAGCCCCATAGCTCATGCTCTTGTTCACAATCCAGGCATTGTACTGCTTTTCGCTCCAGTCATCAACAATGAGATTTTCCTTGCTGTGATTAATGGCGTTGGCAAAGTCAAAGGGACTGATGGCGGGCTTCTTGTAGACTTCTTCAACCGTTTCAACAACTTCATAACCAAGTGCGTTTTTCACGATGTCAGCATCCTAATCAGCCCAATGCTATCAATGCTGGTCAGGAGTATGTAGTTGGCAAGCATGCCAAATGACTTCCGAGTATAAGCAGCCCAAGCATAGATAGCACAGCCAGTGATCCATACAGGATAAAGACCCAGAAGGGGAGGGGTGGGAACAGTAGCCGCCATTGTGACACTGCAGCCAATACTAATACCCCAAGCCAGAAGCTCGGCACCAAAGCGAAGAGGGCTTGATCTGTAGTCATCTTTAATCCATTCAAAGGTTGGTCGAAAAAGATCAATCATAGATCAACCTGTACAAAGTCTTTGAGCACGAAATCAATGGCCGCAATCATCTTGGTATTGTGTTCCACATCGCGTGGATGCAACCAACCGCCATTGCCAAACATTTCCAGTTGCTTTTGCAATGAGTCTCGATAGTCCCTGAGTCCACATACAGTGATACGGTCCACGGTTTCGTAATCAATTTGAACACCAACGGTATTAGTCATTATTTGAACTCCACTGCTGCCATGATCTCGGTCAGGCAAGCTACAAGGTTAATTTCGGCATCGGCTACAAATGCTGCTTTGTACTGATAGTCGGCAAGCAATAGAACCAACTGAGGGACTTGCTTGACCTGCTCGGTGAGCTGATCATAGAGCAAGCGGAACAGAGTCTGTGGGTCTGAGTCAATGTTATTCACTACCCACTGACGCATCTTCTTAAAGTCTTTGTCCTTGAGACTTTCAATCAGGTCCTTGACATTGGCTTCCTTCATGTTCACTAACACGCCTTCGTCAATTACTCCACTGGCACTGTAGCGTTGCAATTCATTTAAGATGCGACGATAGTCAGGAAAATGTCGTTCAATGAGTTTCGCCACACTCTTGGGATCACCGGTTACATCCTCGTTGGCCAGGATTTCGTTGACACGACGGAAGAAGCCTGCGGCAATCTTGGGACGATCTGCTGCGGCAATCTTAAACTCTACTACAGTAGTTCGACTATGTAGTGGTGCAATGATGCGATTTTTAAAATTACAGGTTAGGATGAAGCGACAATTCTTGCTAAACTCCTCCATGAAGTTACGCAAGGCTGGCTGAGTTGAATTGGGATTCAGATAGTCTGCCTCGTCTAGGATCACCACCTTGGGTTTACCTTCAAAGCTAACTGTGCTGGCAAAGCTAAAGATCTCATTGCGGAGTGTATCAATGTTGCCATTCATACTTCCGTTGATGACGATATAATCTGATCCCAGCTCTTCACATAATGCTCGGGCCACAGTAGTCTTGCCCATGCCAGCTCCACCACAGAGCAACATGTTGGGAATCTCTCCCTTGGCTACAAACTGTTCAAAGGTTGCCTTCTGGTCCGCCGGCAGAATACAATCTGCCAGGCGGCGTGGACGATACTTCTCTACCCATAAAAACTGATCTTCACGAAATTGCATAATATTACCTTCATGTTAATGTGAGGACTTCTCTTCAACGTACAATACACCATTGCCAGATGCCTGCAGGAATGTATTGATTTTTTCTTTCAATACTCGAAAGTCCTTGGGATTTTCAAAGGTGATGTCCAGATCAATCTGAGTGTCACCTGAGTCCTTGTCTGTCTCGATATAGTTTAGGCGGAATCTTTTGTTGTTCATATTACACCACGCTGTCCGGTTCCATGGCCAACCAGTACTCCAAGGGCTTGGTATCATGCTTGAAGTGGAAGAACTTTTTCTTGCTAATGGTCACGTTATAGGCATCGGGAACAACCTTGAAGTTCTCAACTGCCAGACGGCAATTGAACTCATGCTCACTGGACTCTAAGGTACGCTTATAACTGTTGCTGCTGGCTGTCTTGGGATCGCCCACACTTAAAGTAGTCTTGCCACCCTTGCTAACCACGCTGATAAACTTGGCGCCCACAATGGCTGCTGCTTTGTTCAACATCAGCACATCTGTGCTGCTCATCTTGAATGAGTAGTGATTGTCAACTGCGATTGACTTGCCTGCTTCGGGAGCGATAATCACACTCTCATCGGCATAGAAGAATTCAAACTCGCCACCGTCTTTGCTAATCTTCAGGCTGGCATCGCCAAAGTCAATGTCCTGATCTTCCATGAGGGTCAGCAGACTTAGCAAACTATTAAGGTCATAGACGCAGAAGTCCTTGGGGAACGTCTCATTGACCGTGGCCTTGGCAAAGATGTTCTTCTGTGGGCTAATGGTCATGAGTTCGTTGCCTGGACGAATTCTAAGATTATTGTTCACTGATGCAAAGTTCTGCAACAGCTTGATGGTATCGGTACTGATCTTCATTGAGATAACTCCTTGTTTAAAATTACATTGTATATTGGCGTATTGAAAGAGTCAATAGCAACTGTCTTGATTTCATCGAACAATTCACCGATTGTTCCATTGTTGTCGATGATGCCATCCAGAGGGCTGGCAATCCAACTCCATTCACTGGCATGAACACCATAGGGTGGTGCTTCTCTGAGACCACCCAGATAGTCTTCGGCCAGATCCCACCAGTCTGGATCGGGTCCGCGTTTGATTCTGAACACTCTGCCCCCGGCATTGGGGAGATCGGA